AACAAGCAAAAAGGACCTGCTCAACCTAATAAATTTAGGGTACTCATTACCGGAGGAGTATTAAAAAACAGCAAGGCTCGGGCTGTGTCTATGCTATGCAATCAGGCTGTTATTCCAGGTAGGGCGTTGGCCACAAATGAGATCAGAACACACGGACCGATACGCAAGGCCCCCTACAACACAATATATGACGACCTTCAATTGGGGCTGTACTGCACAAACAACAATCTATTTCCTCGTGATCTATTTGAAGAATGGCAAAATGCTATCATTCAAACAATGACAGGGCGAGTAAACTACTTCGATCAATATGTCGCAGACATTGAAATTGAGCAATATGATGATGAACAAAATGTAATATACGCCTGCAAATTTATTGATGCCTATCCGATGATGGTTATGCCCCTTGCCCTTGATTGGGCAAGCACAAATACAGTTCATAATCTAAATGTTACCTTTGCATATCGCAAATGGCACATTCAACCAATACCATTCTCCCCGTTTGGAAATAATCTATCAATCAATAGTTTGTATCCGAACGTAGACATACAAGGATCAATAGATAATTTTGGAATTGCAGTTGTGAGCCGAGCCGATGGTCAAATTCTGAGCAATGTTAAGAAAGCAGGAAACTTTCTTGGTAATATTTAACAAGTAAATAATGGAGATATTAAATCATGGCACTACCTAAGATTAGCACACCCACATTTGAAATGACAATTCCATCAACAGAACAGAAAATCACATATAGACCTTTTCTGGTGAAGGAAGAAAAAATATTATTGATGGCAATGGAAGGCAAAGACCAAAAAGAAATGGCCAATGCCCTAAAGCAAACCATTAATAATTGTTGTCTAGACGATATTGATGTGAATAAATTAGCTCCCTTTGACCTTGAGTATTTTTTCCTTCTGTTAAGGGCAAAATCTATTGGAGAAACAATTGACCTGACATATAAATGTCAGAACAAGAAAGGAAAAACAGACTGTGATAACGTAATTGATTTCAAGATTAATATTGATGATGTAAAGGTGGAAAAAAACCCTGAACATACTAACAAAATTGACCTGACAGATACCGTTGGTATTACGATGAAATACCCTGCTCTTGAAACAATGCTAGACCAAGAATTTAATACCAACAGCGTCGATGATATATTAAAAGTTATTATGGACTGTATGGAATCTATTTACGATGAATCTAGTGTATACAAAATGAAGAATACTGACAAGGCCGAAACAGCAGAATTTTTAGAAGGATTAACCCAGGATCAATTTACTAAAATTAGGGCATTCTTTGATACAATGCCAAAGATAAAATATAAAGATACCTTAACGTGCGAGAAATGCAAAAAGGATAACAAAATAGAAATTGAGGGGATGCAGAATTTTTTTGGTTAGGGCTCAGTCACGAAACATTGATTAATCACTATCGGATTAATTTTTCAATGATGCATCACTACAAATATAGCCTGACTGAGCTAGAAGAAATGATACCATGGGAGCGCGAAGTTTATATTACACTATTGTTAGAATGGATTGCAGAAGAAAACGAACGAATACAGGAACAAAAGAGAAATACATAAATGGCTTTACCAACAGTAGAAAGTACCTCGGCCGGTAGCGCAGAATTCATTAGAGCAGTAATGGCTCCTGCATTGGCGCCATTACAGGCTGCCGCGTCTGTTATAGGCAATCCTCTACAATCATTAAATGCACCTCCAATTGTAATGGCGGGGATGTCTGCGGCCTCAACAATGTTCGGTGGTGGCGGTGGCGGTGGCACTGGCGGCGGAGGTGGCTCGACCACAACTCCGGGCCCTCTCGCATCAGGCTTTAGTGGAGGACCAGAACCAACCGTTCTGCTTGAGAGTATTGTAGAAAATACATTCCATCTTGAAGACATGATGAATACCCTAGATCAAATTAATACCAGTGTTCTTGAATTAGTAGAGAAAATCGTAGGCCAAAGAAGGCACGCAAAAGGAGCCGTAAACGAAGACGGCAAGAAAATGGGCGGCAAATTTATTAAGGGTAAAAGAGAGAAAGTAGAAAAAGTAGATCAAGGCGCAAAATTAAAAGCAATTGAAGCAAGACGAGAGGCCGAAAGAGCAAAGAAAAAAGGTGGTGGCAAAGGCGGCGGCGGTGTTGGCGAAACTGGGGAAGGTCTTGGGGGGCTCACAGGATTCGGTAAAAGTATTGCCAGCATGGGTAAAGGAATCGGCAAAGCAATTTCAGGATTTATGGGAGGTATCGCCAGAGGTATTATGGCATTTGCAAACCCATTAGTTCTTGCTGGTCTTGCTGTATTATCCGCCTCATTACCAATTGCAGCCCTAGGCATTACAGCCATGATGAAAGTGTTTGAACACTTTGGCACTTCATTTGAGCCTCTGAAAAAATTCATTGAAGCCTTAGAACCTCTATTCAAATTCATAGGTGACCTCATAGGTACCGTCATAGAATCCTTAGGGAAAGCTATAGGATCTATTCTTAAACCATTAGCCGAACAACTTCATATTCTTATTCCTCTGTTCGACACCTTTATGGGAACTCTCCTAGGATTCTGGGAAAGCCTTGAACGAGTGCTTGTAGTGTTGATGGATAGTGTAGTAGAGGTTGTAACACTACTTGCACCTACGCTTGAAAAAATTGCCGACTTACTCCTGACAATTATGCCGCCGCTTATACCTATCATTGCTGATGTAGTAACAGCAGTCCGAGAAGCCATTGCTGGAATTGTAGAAATTTTCCATACCATAGAACGCACAATAAGCACCGTATTAGATAAGGTTAAAACGGGAGTGGTAGATATAGTCACCGCTATCGGTACACAGGTCACTGGTATCTTCGGGTCAATTAAAGATTTGGTTGTAGAAGTCATTGATTCTACTGTCGCTGGAATTGAAAGATTGGCTGCACTAGATGGAGCAGCCCTACTTGGAGTTGGAGCAGGTATTGCCTCAATTGGCGCAGGGCTCGCCCTACTTGGAGGTGGCAAAGTCGCGGGTGCTGTCGGGGGATTGGTAGAAGGCGTTGCAGGCTGGATCTCTGGTAAAGGCGACACAGTAGAACAACTAATGAAATATGCAGAAATTGGACCAGAAATTGAAAAGGCTGGTGCAGCTATTTTCGGAATAGGAAAAGGTCTTTCGTTGATGGGAGAAGCCAACCTTGATAAACTAGGCGATCAGTTAGTCCAAATAAAGGGTCCAATGGAAGAATTGTCCAAAATAGATATTAGTGGGCCCCAGGCCCAAATCTTTGCTGCAATGAAAGAGTCACAACTTCAGGCATCAGAAAGAACAGCCTCAGCCGAAAGTGGAGGCGCAACAGTTGTTAATGCGGCTAGTAATTCAACACAAAACAACTATGAATCCACACAGATGATGATAGCTGCTCAACAAGCCATCATCAAAGGTCAGGGTAACATTGAAGGCGCGGGCCTGAATTTAACTTAAAATTAAAACCAAAAAAGGGGAAGAGTTTTAACACTCTTCCCCTCAATCTAAAGACCTATAATCTACAGGTCTTATTCGCTGCTACGCCTCGTCAGCGAGCTTGCTGAAGTACGACAGGGTGTCATCTTCATCTCCAGCATCGGCCGCAGCAGTCGGCATCGAACGCGCATCTGTCTGATGCCGTGGCGCAGAGGAAGCACCACCATCAAAAGAAGTCTGATCTCCTGCACCCAGATCAAGAACTACAGCCAGACGAGTTGCCAACTCTTCATATGTCTTGAAGTGCTTAGGATCAAGAAAGTCCTGAACTGAATATTCTTGATTCCAAATCTTCTCCATTTCTGCATCATCTTCAGAAACCGCAGAAGGAGAATCAAACTCCGACTTATCATAATTACGATAATCGTTCAGCTGGCGGGCACGCAACTTAAAGTTAGCCCCCTCCCAAAGATCAAACGGATTCACCGGAGTCTCGTCATCAAACTCAGGTACCATCGAATCCTTGATCTTATCAAAAATCTTTTTGCCGAACTTGAACAAGAAGGTCTTGCCATCATTATCAGAATTAGCCGAATCACTCACTACCAGAATATTAGCATAATAAGAAAGTCGTCGCTTCTGATCTCGGGCGATATTCTTGTTCGACTCAGTACCAGTATTCCACAACTTTGAGTTATGCTCAGAAACAGGATCCTTCTTCCCAAGAGTCGTCAGAGAGTTTTCAATGTACCACCCACCAGGACCTTTAAACCCATGATCCCACGTTCGGACCCACGGAACATCTTCTCCCTGCGGAGCTGGAAGAAAACGAATAACTGCGTGGCCGTTACCCGCCTTATCAACAGTCAACTTCCAGAAACGGTCGTCTGCGCCATCATTACCATTGTTTTTCTTATTATTAGTATCCAGCTTTTCCATCGCATCGTTAAGTTTGGAAAGATCTGTCTTGCGTGCTTTCTTTAGTGCTGCAAATGACATTTTGTATTATACCTCGTATATTTCGTTGTATTGTATATCAACTACGCAACGTGCATAGTATCAATAATATATAGCATGATTATTCATTATCACCAGAGCTTTTTTTGACAGAATCTAAAATGGAATCTAACCGCGCAATAAACTCCTTGACAAGAGCCTGGGTAGACTCAACCTCTGTTAATGTTTCGGTAATCAATCCCCGAAGCCTCTGATTCTCTTCCAACAAATCCCTATGTGGGTCTGTCGAATCGGCCGCATTCCAAAATCTTGATAATTTCATTCCTCTATTCCTTCCATTATTTTACTAGTTTCTAGGAGCATACACCTGTAGTATTGCCCGGCGAAACTTCACATTAATTGCTTCCAAATCAAATCTCACAAAGGGTCGATACCGTTGGCATGAAATATAAATGTCGGGCCAAATAATAGTGTCATCAATTTCTTTGTTCCATCTAACAAAGCACCCCATAAGTATATCAAATCCTATCAAAGTTTCAATAGTGATTGTAGAATTGGTATACAAATCTAATAAAAATG